CCACCAGTATAATTACCTCCACCGCCTCCACCGTATGGATATAATGTTGGAATCCCAGAACTAGTTGATGATGTGGGTATTATTTCTGGTGTAACTGGAGTTGGTGTATAATTTTGATTTAACCTAAACTGTTGCATAGGCACATAGTGATCACCACCTTCATATATTTCTTCATCAGCACCTGTATAAAACGTAGCCATTATCTTCTTCCTCCTGGATGTATATCTAATCTAAATGTACCTAGTTTCCAATCTTCATTAGCTGCTGTGTTAGCAACTTCTAACGCTATTTGTCTAGCTCTTATTCTTACGTCTTTTTTAGTTGTAGTAGAATCACATGTAAAACTTGTAGTAGTCTCACTACTGTTAGGATATAATCTTGTTTTAAATTTAATTGCAGTGTTTCCTGTCTGTGAAATAAAGTCTGGTATAAATCTGCTTATTCTCATAATAAATTCACCATCTCCTCTAGTGTCTGGCATCCCTACAGTTTGTCCTGTATTACTTCTACGTTGTGTTATATCAAAATCACCAGAAGTAATAGTACCTATAACCGCAGTTACTACTCCTCCAGCATTTATTTGATCGGTCCCTGTTTCCTGGTTATAGTATATCGTACTTCCGTCCGTATTGCCAATAACATCTGATGATGCATTATCGCTAGGCTTGTAACAAGTTGCGTGTGGTCTATCAAAGACTGCAGAATCTTGCCACGCTGCTCTAGGTAAAGTACCTGTTGTCCATATAGGACGTTTAGCTGATGAGTCTAAATAGTTATAAGTAACTACTCTATCAATTTGATCTGATGCAGCCGTACAATAAAACCAATTTACCTCACCAAACAAATTATTTAATCCTGCATTGATAAGGTCTCTAGATGTAGCATTTATATCATCATAAACATGATCTTCTACAAGGCATGGCATTGATTTTAATTGACCATCATATGTAAAGAAACCATTCTCCGACATCCAATAAGCTGTACCATCAACTTCGATACAAGCATTTTTACCGAACAAACCACAGTTAGTACCTACTTGTTCAAAAGCAAATACAAAATCTCCTCCTACAAATTTCATAAGAAATAATGCAGTGTCTGTCCATACATAAATTGCATCCCTACCTTTAATAGCACCCATAATTTTAGAACCATCAGCAAGTCTTTGAGTACCAGAATTGTTTTCTGCCTTTACTGTGTAAGCATCTGTTCCATCAATATTTTCTTGATCGGAAAATCTAATAAACATATCGTCTTGACTTGCGGGTGTACCAACTGTTGTTTCTGTACCAAAAAATACTAGGTGTCTATCGGGTGTAGATACCAACACATGACGTGATGCAGTTGGTGCGTTTGCTAGTAATGTAGCTCTAGTTCCTGTAGCATTAGCTGCAGAAGCATCCCATTCAAAACACTTGCCGTTATAAATAAGCGCAATTAATTTTGTACCAAAATTATCTAAAACCCATAAACCAGGGTCAATTGTAAAGTCAGAAGATGCTGGATCACCCCAACCAGAAAAATTAGAAATATCTGTAACGGTATCACCACCACTGTGTCCAGCTTTTGTAGTTCCGTTAACTTCTCTTGCACCGCCACTTAATATATTGGTTGTAGTATTATTATTTGTAAAACTAATATCTTCTGTCCCTATTCTAATTTTTCCTGATGAAGGAAAAGCTGCTGAGTTAGTTAAAGGAATATCAGTTACAGTATCATTAATAGTTGAAGCCAAGGTTGTAGTCGCAGCACCTAAAGCTGTACCGCCGTATAAACCAGCACCCCATCCAAATCCACCTAATTGTTGTGATGGCCCTACGTGTTCATAACAAAGTATAGAAGTGCTGTTTCCATCACTTGTAGTCAAAGGCGTTCCCGATTCTTGAGCCTCCATTGTAATTGTAAATGTTGAAGTTGTTGGTACGGAAGTTACCATATATTTAATATCTTCAAACGTAGCATTACTATAAGTAGAACCAGCAGGTACTCCTGTTACACTATCAAACATAACAATATCGTCTTCAATTAATCCATGAGACCCGGTACACGTTACCGTAACTGTGTTAGATGATGATGTACTTGTAAATTTTGCACCTGTTAAAGTAGTTCTTATAGGGTGTATATCATAATAGATATCACCGGAATATACGTATAAAATTCTATTAGTTCCAAGTGCTGCATATTTAATACCCGCGTTATCATCCCAATGATGAATAGCTCTAGCTGCACCTGTTAATTTATCTTGCCCTAATTGTTGCCAACCACCTATTTTTTCCGGCGAACCGTATCTAAAACGTACGTTATCACCATCAAACCATTGCCCTTCGGCACCAGTTTCTGTGACTTGTTTATTAAATCCGGGAGCAATACCTAATTTTTGTAACATAAGGGTCCTATTATATTATATCATTATGCTAATATCAACGAGTAGCATTACAAAGGAGACAGCGTGGTATGTGGTGGAACACTGCCTCCATTGTAGTGCTATATCACTCTCTAAACCAAGATGGAAGACCTAAATGAGGTCTTTGATCAAATTTATTTTTACTAGCCCCTTGTGTACTTATATCGTTATAATGTAAAAAAGCTTGAACACATTCTTCACCTTTAAATTTTTCTCTCCAGTGTTCTAAATCACAACCCCTGTATACCAACATATCACCTGGATTTAAATTTACTTTTATACCTTTTTTATTTACATCACCAGAGGGCTCTAAATATATAGGCCATGGATCTCCCCCTATATTTATAGTGGTAGATATTTCACAACTAAATCTATCTTTGTGTCGTTTAAGTTCATCACCTTTTTTATAAATTCTAGCATATGTATATGCAGGGTTTAATTTTAATTTAGTTTCTTTCTCCATAATAGGTTGTATTTTTAACATTAATGTTTCAAAAGCAACGTCACTATAATGAGCATAAGTATCGGGAACTTGTTGATTACCTTTTTCATAACTACCAAAAGCATTTTCAAAAGGTGATATATATCTTGCTTTTATACAAGTGTCATAAACTTGTTTTTTAATAACAAAATAATTTGCAAGAAATGTAGCTAGATCTTTATTAATTACATTTTTAATAACTAAATATTTATTTTTTTTAAAGGTCATTTTTAAATCCTAACCATCCTGTAAGTAACATTTTTTCTTCATTACATATTTCGCTTCTATGAGTGTGTGTAAAGTCTGTTGGAAATATAACAGTCAATCCTTTTTTTGAAGGCACAGTCGTATTTAAATGTTTAAATTCTGTCCCACCATTTTTTATATTATATAGATAAGTTGCAAAAACTAAAACTCTTAATGTAGTAGCTCTAGAAGTTCTTTCACAATGCCAATTTTTAAAACCGCCTTTTGATTTATATTTTTGAATATTATACCACTCATCAACACCATAAGGTTCGCAATATGAAAGTTGAGGATATTTTTTTTCATACAACTTTATCATTTTAGAAAGTTGTTCTCTATATGTAACAATGGGTTCGTCTTCACAATAAGGACTAATATGTAAATCTGTAGAGTCTTTTGATTCTTTATTTACTTGTAAACTATTGCCTTGGTAAAGCACAACACCTTGTTTCCAATTAGGTTCGTTATCATCATAATATTTTATTATTGAATCACATAATTTTTCAGAGATATACCACCCTCCTATAAAAGTTTTATCTGCAAATTTATGTTCTTTAATCATTTTTAAAAGTAATTAACATTAATATTTATTCTTCTGTTGTCATCTGTGGGTAAACTACTTGCATGATCTTTGCTAGGGTCAAAAAAAACTACCCTGTTAGCTTTAGGTCTAACCTCTTCTTTATTAAAATAAGTCAAACCATTATTATCGTTTATGTATAAAAGACATCCTTTATGTTTATAAGAAAAATCTTTATGAAATCTGTGTATTTCTTTTTTACCTTTGCTCAAATATAAATTTCCTTTAACTCTAATAATACTTTTACTACCTATTTGATTAAAAAATTTTATAAGTAAGTTAAAGTAATTACTATTAACATATAATTTACTGTCATAAAAATTGTGTATAAAATAATATTTATTTTTTTTATCTTCATCATCAGTTATGTATGGATTATAAAACCAAGGAAAACTACCCCCAAGCATTGTGTCTTGTATTTCTTTAAAATATTTTTTGTCTAAAAAATCATCAACTACCTTAATCATTTTTTAAAATTCCTTTTGGAATTGCTGTCATGTTCCAATGTATAAATCTAAAAGGTTCT